GTTGAGACGACCGAGACGCCGGACGACGACACGCCAAGGACGGGGATGGTCCCGCACCAAGCGTTGCACGCCGAAAAGCAGAAGGTTAAGCGTTACACGGAGCAGGTTGCGGAGTTCGACAAGACCGTAAACGGCCTGAAGGAACAGAACGCAGCACTGCAACGCCAGATGACGGAGATGCTACAGCGCATCCCCGTCCAGCAGCAGCAGCCTCAAGAGCCGCCCGACTTTTTTGCCGATCCTGAGAGGGCCACCCGTTATGTGGTCGCCCCGCATCTGGAGCAATTCAGTCAGCAGCTTCTTGCCATCGCAAAAGATAACGCCATCGTTCGTTTTACCGAGGAAAAGGTGAACGAAGCCGAGCGGGCGTTCATCAATGCGATGCAGTCGCGAGAGTTGGACCCGGCCGATTACCAGAAGGTCGTTAACAGCCCGAACCGCTACGCGGCGGCTGTTCAATGGCACCAGCGCCAACTTGCACAGGCGGAAATCGGTGACGATCCTGCGGCCTATAAGGCCAGGGTCGAGGCCGAGTTCCTTGAGAAATACGGCATCGATCCTGCGGCCTATAAGGCCAAGGTCGAGGCCGAGTTCCTTGGGAAATACGGCATCAGGCCGGGCGAACAGGCTGCACCCGCAGTCAAGCCCGTCATGCCGTCCAATCTCACTGGCGCCCGCAATGTTGGCTCCCGCTCCGGTCCTCAATGGGCCGGACCACCAACACTAGCGGACATCTTCAAACGATAACCACCCGGCCATTGAGCCGGGTTTTTTATTGAAGGTGTCCGGGAAAGGACACTCCGATGGCTGACTCCCAGGTCGCCAGCGGTCTTACTGTTGAACAGTGGGACTCGCAGTTTTTCACCGAGTATCTGACTGAAAACCGCTTCGCCTCCGAAATGGGCGCGAACGAGGCATCTATCATTCAGGTCAAGGAAAACCTGATGAAGAAGCCTGGCGACCGCGTTAACTTCGCGCTCGTCAACAAGCTGTCTCAGGATGCCATCACGGGCCGCGCGGTCCTTGAGGGCAACGAAGAGGACATGGCGTCCCGCTCGTTCGAGGTCACCGTGAACAAGCGCCGCAACGGCGTGCGTATCGCGGAGATTGATGAGCAGTTTAGCGCCATCTCGCTCCGTGAGGCGGCTAAGCACGTTCTCAAAGACTGGTCCATGAAGGACACCGAGAAGCTGATTATTCAGGCTCTCGCGTCCAAGAACGGCACCAACTTTGCGGACGCCTCGGAAACCGTCCGCGATGCGTGGCTGACCGACAACACCGACCGCGTTTACTTCGCGAGCGGCTATGCCGGCACCGACCACTCGGCGGGCCTGGCCGAACAGGACACGACCAACGACAAACTCACGGCGGCCGATATCACCGCCATGAAGTACAAGGCGCTGGTCACGGCTTCCCCGAAAATCCGTCCGATCCGTTCGGCGGAAAACGGTCGCCACTACTTCATCCTGTACTGCGATCCGCGAGTTTTCCGCGACCTCAAGGCCGAGTCGTCTTCGCCCATCATTCAGGCGCAGCGCGAGTCGATCAAGGAAATGGAGAACAACCGTCTGTTCCAGGGCGGCGATCTGCTCTGGGATGGCGTCATCATCAAGGAAGTCCATGAGATGTATGACGTGCTCGGCACCCCGCTCGCCGACCTTGGCGACAGCGGCACGGTCGAGATCGGTTGTGCGTTCCTGTGCGGCGCGCAGGCTATTGGCGCGGCGTATGCGAAGCGGTGGAAAAGCGTCGAGGAGACGTTCGACTACGGCGACAAGCGCGGCGTTGCCATCGAGTCCATTTATGGCATCAGCAAGATGCAGTTTGGCTCGGGCGCGACGGACACTGCGGACCTCAAGGACCACGGCGTCATCACCGGCTACTTCGCAACCACGAACTAAGGGAGGGTGAAACATGTCTGCTGAAACCCTCACCGCCACGCGCGGCTCGTCCGGCTTCCCCGTTTCTCGGGGGGCCGGCGGGTCCAACGTGCAGTTCGCCTATGGCGTTTACGAAATCGCCGCCGCCGTTGAAACCGGGGACATCTTCGAGATGTGCCGGGTTCCCAAGGGCGCGGTGGTTATCGACGGGTTCGTTCGTGCGGACGATATTGATACGGGCACCGAGGCGCTCGATATGGATATCGGCTGGGCGGCGAACGGCGTCGATGCCGTTGACGCTGACGGCTTTGGCAATCTCGGCGTTTGGACTGGCGACCCCACGACCGACGTGAAGCCTGAGACGCAGATTTGGTATCCCTTCAACGGCGTGTTGAAGGACGGTCCCAAGACGTTCTCGGCCGAGACTGTCATCCAACTGTATGTCAACACCGCATCGAACGCGGGCCACGTCGGCACCGTGTACGTCGGAGTTTACTACCTCGTCCCGTAAAGGACGCGGGCGGGGCGTAACAACCCCGCCCGTTTTTCATTCAGGAGATTCACATGGCACGAGCGGCGCGCAAGCCGTATCAGCGCCTTGTCACCTATATCAGCAAGACCGTTAATTTCGATACCCCAGGGATCGGGACGGCTGCAACGGTGTCAATCGGCGCGCTCCCGGCGGGATGCCTCGTTCTGGAAACGCTCGTGCGTGTCCGAACGGCATTTGATGCCGGCACCACGAACGTCATCAAGGTCGGCACGTCCGACGATGATGATGAGTTTATCGAGGCCAACGACCTTGACGAAACCGGGGCCGGGCTCACTCGATCCGAGCGCAGCGCCGGCTTGGTTATGACGGCGGACACCGAGGTTTTCGTGACGTACACGCAAACCGGCACCGCCGCGACGGCCGGCGTGGCTGACGTGATCGTTCTCTATATCCCGGAAGTGGAGGCGTAACATGGCCGACAGAAAAATTGTCACGGCGGCCCGTAACGTCTCGGTTACGGCTACGGCGGACGGTCTGACAACGGGCTTGATCCCGGACTATGCGGATTATGTCACGGTCACATCGGCCAACGCCGATCATATCGTGACGCTGCCTGCGCCCGTCGTGGGCAAGGTGATCCGTGGCTACGTTGGCGCGAACGGCTGCGAAATCCGCACCGTTGCCTCGTCCAACGTCAATATCAATGGCCAGGACTCGGACGGCACCAAGGAGGCGGCCATTCCGGCCACCACCCTGTTTGAGCTGACGTGCGTTGCCTCGACCGACTGGATTTTGACGGCCGCCGACGAGTTGGGCGCCGTCATCACCGCCATCGTCCCGGACTAACCGATTGGGCCGCCGCGAATGGCGGCCCTTTCATTTTTGAAGGCTGCACATGGCGACCAAGACCCGCGAGGAACTTGTCAACGAAGCCCTCAAGAACTTGCAGGCTGTTGGCGCCGGGCAGGAACCGGCTGACGAGGATTACGACGAGGTTGACAGCAAGGTCGAGACGCTGGGCGACCAACTATCGGCCGATGAAATCTGCGATGTCTCGGATTGGGATGAAATCCCCGGCGAGTGGTTCGATGCGCTGGCCGAGCTGCTGGCAAACAACTGCGCCTCCAAGTTTGGCGTTCAATTCAGCGCGGACAAGAAGGAGTTTTTTGAAAAAATGCTGCGCCGGGCGACGGCAAGCCGGGCCTCCCTCGAAGTCCTCAAGACGGAATATTTCTAGTGACAGCCATTCCGTTTCCGCTGTCATCCTCGCCGGGACAAAAGCCGCAAGAGGGTGCGGGACGACTTGTCAACGCATACGCTGAAAAGTTGGGCGAGACGGCGCGGTTTCCGGTTGCGTGGAAGCGTGCGCCTGGCTTGCGGCAAAAGCTGAATATCACCGGGCATTCCCATCTGCGCGGGGCCATTCTGGTTTCCGGCACGCTGCTTTGCGTTCTGGATGACCGCGTTTACTCCGTCACCGAGTCCGGCGGCGTTTTCACCGAGGCAAACTTGGGCGCGTTGACAGGGTCTGACCGCGTAACGACTGCGAAAAACAATGCCGGCACGCCGCAGATCGTTTGCGTGTCTCCATCGGAAGGCTGTTTCAACTTATTCACGGGCTCGGCGCCGACATCTTTTGCTGACGTTGATCTGCCGCAGCCGAACAGCGTTTGTATGCTGGACGGGTATTTTATCTTTTCGATTGGCGACGGGCGCATTTTCGCCAGCGACTTGAACTCTGTTTCGGTTTCATCGTCGTCTTACACGACGGAACAGGGGCTGGCGTTGCGGCGCGTCGTGACGTTCCGGGGCGAGGTGTTCGCCTTCGGTGATTTATGGTGCGGCGTCTATCGCAATGCCGCTACGTCGCCGTTCCCGCTGGAGCGGCGTTTTACCATTGCACGCGGAATCGCCGGCATCCACGCCATAGCCGGTTGGGAACCGGGCTGGGCCAACGAGCTGATCTGGGTTGGCGAGGATTTGCGCGTTTACCGGATGAATGGCTACACGCCGGAACCGATTTCGACGCCGGATGTCGAGCGCGCGCTGAGTGGGGCATCGGATGCGTCTCTGCTGGAGGCGTCCGTTTATATGACGGACGGCAGCCCGATTTGGCAGATCACGAGTCCCGATGAATTTACTTGGGAATATAACCAGCGAACCGGCAACTGGCACGAGCGGGAAAGCTACGGGCGCATCGATTGCCGCATGTCCAGCTCTGTCAAGGCTTTCGATTTGTGGTTGGCTGGCGACAGGACAACCGGGAAACTGTTTCATATCGACAGCAGTTATTACCGGGAGGCTAATGATCCGCTGATATTCCAAATCGAAAGCGGGATCGTTGCGAATTTCCCGGCGCGCTTCGGTGCGCCGCGTGCCGATTTCGACTTCACGGCGGCGCTTGGCTTGGCATCGGGCGAAGATCCGGTGCAGACCGACCCGCAAGTCCGCATTTCGTGGTCGGACGATGGCGGGTATTCGTGGGGCAATCCTGTTGATCGCGGGCTCGGCGCGCAAGGTGACGGGTTGGCGGTCGCCACGGTCCTGAGAACAGGATTGGTGAAGGCGCGCGGCCGACGCTTCCGGCTTCAGGTGTCGGACCCGGTTCACGTCGGTTTCATGGGCGGCCAATTGGCTGCAATGCAAAGGGCGGCCTAGTGGTAGCGCGGACCATTCCATCTCTGCCGCACCCTTCGTCACCGATAGCCGAGTTGCCCAGCGGGCGCGCATCCCGCGAATGGTTCGACAAGTTGGACGAACTCGTTAAGGCGCTACAGCATCGCGTCCCGCTGGCCGGGACGGTGGCGTTCTCGGCGGCCACGACGGCGGCGGTCACGTTCACCACGGCGGAGCCGAACACGTCCTACAACATTTTGATAGACGCGCCCGAACAGCGAACGGTTTGGGTGACGAACAAGACCACGAGCGGGTTCACGGTCAACGTCAGCTCGTCGTCAAGCGCGACATACGGCTGGACACTAATAAGGCAATAGCAATGGGCATTTTCGACGCATTAACTGGCAAATCGCAGCAAGAGGCCGCCAACATGGCGCGCATTGCTGCAGCCAATGCCGAGAAGAAAAACACCGGGTTCATTGATACGGGCCTGACGAACTCTCTCGCTGCGCTCAAGGGCGGGCAGACGGGCGCGACGGGGGCTGTTAATCAGGGCTACACCGACGCGACGGGCTATCTCACCAACGCGAACGCGGCGTTCCAGCCGCTGACCGCGCTGGGCGACAAGTACGGCGGCGCGTCCACGATGGCGCTCAACGCGCTTGGCGTGAATGGTCAGCCTGGAATGGAGACGGCGCGGGCTGCGTTCACGGCGACCCCCGGCTATCAGTTCAATCTCGATCAAGGGCTTGAGGCGATCAACCGCCGCCGTGCGGCCGGCGGGATGCTCAACAGCGGGAACGCTGATCGTGACGCGCAGACGTTCGGGGCGGGCCTTGCCTCGAATGAATACAACAACTGGATGAACAACCTACTTGGCTTCACCAATCCAGAACTCGCGGCGACGGGCGGCGCGGCAACCGGCATTGCCAACAACGACCGCACGGGCGCGGGTCTTGCGACGGCGCGCGGCGGGATGCTGGCCGATCT